TCTTTGACAATCGGCAAATATTCTCTAACTTGCTCCTCAGTCAGTTGATTCATTTTCTTACCTCCTGACTGAAAATCCTTGACTGCATTGGCACTGAGGATGCGCTGTTGGAGTATCATCCCCACTCGAAAACGCCTGATTGATCGGGATCGGACCCTCACCCTCATTATCTAGGCATATATCACAGGGATTCCCTCCCCCCGCTATCCATTCCTTTTCCGGTTCTCCAGGCAACCATCCCTCATCCCTAGCCTGTTTTACCGAATCCCATTGGCCGAAATTGTAGGAATCCGAGATCTCTGTCCTGGCAATTCTCATCGCCCTGTTGTTATGCAGGGTTTTTGCATACCTTTCGACCTGGAGATTCATCACATTTGCAGGGATATTCTCTTCTGCCATTGATGTCATTAATCGCGTTACGGCCAATGCCTCGCGCTGTGTAAGTCCGATTATGGGTTTGATCCTCTGGGCCATAAGATAAGGGCTTGTCACTCCCCAGGTGATCTGATGCTGTATGAGTGCTTGTGCAGAGCCATACTGAGCAGCCGTTAGATTCACGATCAGGCTCCCGCCCTGTTTATCAATCCATGCCTTTACGCTCTGCATCGTATCGTTAAAATCAAACTGTTTCGTTTGAATCCGGTTGACCTTCCGGGCGATCCCGTTTCCGGCGGTAATTATGCCCCTCATCCATTCGGTTGTCAGGTCTCTCTCCACAAACTCAATTATCATGTTCCGCCATGTATCCAGAAGATCCGAAGGTACGCCATTCGCCTGTATTATCCGTTCCGCAACCGCTGTGGTTATGGTTTCCCGCTGCTTCTTCCAAAGTGATTTAACGGGTTTTGTGATAGTCCCTGCATTTGCTGTTATATACCGGCGAAAAATAGCGGCATCCCGGATATCGGTAATAATCAAATTCCGGGATCTTGTTTCTAATAACATTTATTCCTCTTCCTTATTCCCCGAGATGTCAGATAGGAGAATCAGATTAGCCGGGATCATAATTACATCTCCAGCCGGTCCGATGGAATCATCCCCACAGGATTGTCGTTTTTCATTTATTGTCCTCCAGTATGCCTGAGCCTGTCTCTCATAAACCGCATTTTGCTCCTCTTTAATCGCCTCAATCGCATCCTTGTCATAGTCAAGATAAAGCCGGTCATCGTCATAGGCAGGGGTAAGCCAGTTGTTTAATTCGTCTCTCAAAAAATCAAGGTCCGGCAATATCGCCTCAACATATAAAGCCTTTCTCGCTTCCTTATAATTGCTGTATGTTTTATTCTCCGAATCGCCGATCAACTCGGGGGCCACATTGTAAACAGAACAGATTTTCCGGGCATTCATCTTGTCTGAATTCAGCCAATCCATATCCTTGGGGGTTATAGCCCAGGGCTCCCATTTAACCCCCCCCTCCAATAACGGGGGTCTACCGGCATTTTTATAGCCCTGCATCTTCTCTTCAAATTTCTTCAATATGCGTTCTCGCTGCTCTTCCTCAAGTGTTCCCTCTACTATTATTCCCCCAGGAGGTCGGCAATCGTTTTGCAGGAGCTTCATGTTCCATTCCCGGCCCATGCTCGAGATGTCAATTTCCTTTGCCGCAACCTCAATAGGTGATAATCCATACCAATCATCAAGAGGGGCGAACGTTTTTAGATGCAGAACTTCCTCACGTTTGAAATCCGGTTTTCGAGGGATCGCATTAACCGTGTACCTATAACCCCTAATAGGTTCAATATCATTCCCAGGCAATACCTTTACACGCTCAGGCCGCATAACATATAATTCATTCAGAGGTTCCCTTCGAGTTAAATAGCTGTTTCCGCCTATCAAAAGAAAAGCCATCGCTTTCATTCTAAACGCAGATCCACCCTCTTGAGGGTTAGGCCGACGCATACGATTAAGTATTGCGTGTTCTTCTACCCTTTCCGTTTTCGTATCCTTTGATGCGGGTCGTCTAAATGCTTGCCAGGGAACACCGGCCAATCCTCCCGCCCTTTCGTTTACGCAGGCATAGACCGTACAGCAATTCTGGTATCCCGCTTCTGTGAGCCTCGCAATCTCCTTTTTAGTCCATATCGGGTTATTACCTAACATTGTCATCAGGATAGCTTGATAACTCGGGTCTGACTTTTTCCTCATTTTATTAAATGGCCACATTGTTAATTCACCATATCATCGCCTCACCTTTAGGTTTCCTGTCATAAAAACAGAGCAGGAAAGCATCTGCCATATCCGGACTCCTAAATCCCCGTTTCGCATAATTCTTTTTGCTTTCTATGACCCTTCTACCTTTCTTGTCTAAAGGCTTATACTTCCTGTTGACCAGTTCTGTCTTTAGCCTTTCCAGCTCGGGACAGGCAATCTCATGAATGATCCTTGCCGTTTCAAACCACATCTCGGAAATCGTGTTAGGGTAGTTGTCGGGATCATTCGCTTCCTCTGCAAAGTTTATAGGCGTAACTTTATATTTCTTATCCCCGTTTTTTCTTCTCTGCATAATGCTTGTCAGGCCGCCGCCGACTCCCGTATCGTCTATCTTGATATTGAATTCGGTATCATGGCCTATGAATATCTCAAGCTCATCAGCTAAATGTTCCAGCTTTTCTTTTGGGGGCATCTGTTTTGCCGGGATCACTTTATGGTCAAGCGTTTTTAATCCCTTCCTTGAAAAGAAAACGGAGTCATCAGACCCTCCATAAGCGACGTCTACGCCGACTTCCTTCTTCCCATCGTCTTTAAATCCCTTATTTCTTCCGTTATCAAACATCTTCTGGACCTGGGAAAGCTTTATAAGCGTGTCTGCGGCCTGATCTATGATCTGCCCCTCTACTTTGGTTAGGTATAAAACCGACTCCTCCCCCCATTCTTTTTTACATTCATCAATAAATTCCTGGTTTGCTATCTGGATTATGATATTCTCCGAAGTGATTTCTTTCCGTTTAAAGGACTCTGGATGATTGATATCCGGCATATCAATATATTTGAACTTTTCCCCCGTGATATAAGGTGAATCCTCTGCCCGGATATGGATCTTATTCCAGCCACTATCTTCTTCCTCGAATACTTTGTAAAAATTCTCACCTACCTCAACACCGTCCGTCGTCGATATCGCAAGCCACCGGCAGAACCCGCCCGTCATCAATCCCCTGACAGAATCCCATAACCATTGAGGGATGCCCTTTGCTTCATCGAATATAAATAAAATAGCTGGAGCATGCCATCCCTCTGCCCTTGCCGGTTTATCTGTGGAGAATCCTATCGCATAATGATCGGCCTCTTCTGTCTTTATCATAGTGACAAGACATTCCCCCTCAAGCTCGATCCTGCACGTTCGGTATATGCTGTTAATTTCCGCCCATAGCAGATACGCTACCTGTGAGAATGTGGGAGCAGTTGTTATCACTTTGGAATTATCGAAGGTATTAAGGAACCATGCGGTTATCTCTGCGGCAGCATAAGTCTTAGAGGACCCGTGACAGGCCCGGACCGCCGTCTTTTTATGATCCCTGACACTTTGTAAAATCTCCCTCTGCTTAGACCACGTTTTGTGTCCCAGGGCATGTTCAACAAAAAATACGGGGTTATCCCTGTATTCCTCCAGCAGCGTCCGGTAAACCTCTATATTAGCTTCCATCTTCCTTGTATTTCTTGACAGACTTTTTCATCTCTGGGATAGATAGCGATCCCTTGACTGTTACATCCTGCTCTTTCTTGTCCTTCCATTCATCCGGATTACGGTTTATGAGTATGCATTTCTGAGCGGCGACATTCGGTATCATCATCTTCTTGACCTTCTTTACTGGGATATGGATGATCTTAGTGCCATCCTTGCTGGCCTTTGCGCTATATTCAGTCTCAGTATAGAAAAACCCCCTGGCATTCTTATACAGGGCGTTCTCGACTTTCTTGTCTGGAATAGCCATTGCCTGTTCTATAGAGTCAGAAAAGTCAGGTTTTTTCTTCTTCCACTCATAAAATGTTTCTTTTGATATTCCAACAGCAGCACATGCCGACTTGATAGACGACCCCTTTTTCAGGTGTTTGCAGAGTCTTTCAATTAGCTCTTTTGAATACTTCATTTCACCCCATTCTGTTTATCCCGAATCCTTGTCACCTCAATCCTGATATATTTGACATCGTTTTTGACAATTCCCAAATCCTTCTCTACTTGATCTATCCTGGTATCATGATTTTCACATGGGTAAGGATTGTTTCCCGTTTTTTTCGCCCTCCCATCCTTTGTCATCTTTATAAGCAATCCAATCAAACCAGCCATATTAACTATTAATGCAAGCCAAACCGCTTCTGTCATTTCACCAGCTTCCTTAATCGCTTAATTTCAGTCCTCAACTCTACAGCCCATTGAGAAAATGCCTCATTGATAATGATCCCCTTCTCAATCAATATCTCCTCTCCGGCATCGTTTATGATCTTCCCATTCTCAACCCATCCAAGAGGGCATTTCTGGACTTCTTCATTTGGAATAAGCACATCATAGGATGAATAAAGCGAAGGGTTGTAAGTAATGCAGCTACTTAGTATCAAACCACTGCTTACGCAGAGTATGAGAATCACGTTTCTTAACTGCCTTCTTAAGTGCCTTCCTTTTTTTAACATCAGTCACCGCCTTTATTTGTGTTTCAATAGATTTCTCAAGCTTCCCCAGTAATTCAATGGCATCCAATATTTTTCCAAGTTTCCCGAAATCAATGCTCATTTAAATCCCATCCTTCGAACGGATCGAC